TGTTTTCTACATTTTCATCTCGATTACCTGATGAGAAACAGGTCGGCATTGAAGGAATTCTTAAACGCTATGGCATAGAAAATTATGACGCATTTGAATTGCTAGCAAAAAGCAACGGTCGCATTCCAGGCGATACTTTAGAATTTATAGCCCCCATTTCAAAAAATGATTTTGATTTTTATGTTGCAGGTGTAGTATTTTGGGACTTTTGCCTTTTAAATCCCAATCATGTAGATATTCAAATCTCAAATGGTGCATATTTAGATTTTTGCCGAGAACCAGAAAATGAGTATGATGTAAACGCTGTTGCACTTTACTATAAATCGCATAAACTTGGATATATTCCTAAATATTATTCCCAAAGCGTTTCAGAGCTTATTGACAAAGAATATAAAATTCAATTTACGGTTACTGAAAGCAATATTCAATGCTGTAATCACGACTGCAGACTTTGTATATCTGTGCATGGAAAGATTATCTCAGACAAATAAAAAATCTCCCGCCCTCAATCGAGAGCGGGAGAAAATTTTATTTATCCTCCTTTGAACCTATCTGCATATCAGCAGCCTCTTCCGTTTTGGATTTAATGTTTTTCGCCAGTTTCAAAAGGAAAGGCGGCAGAGGTGCACCGATGTCCTTGACGTTCTCCAGAATGGAAATGATCTCGTTGGCGATGAGCCAAACAGCCGCCACCGATGCAACAAGAAAATGAAACGGTATCGTTACCCCTATATTTGCAGCGGCATAAGATAACAGCCAGTCCAGTATAGCGCCTACCGCAACCAACAGCCACATACATATTTTCTTAGCGATACCACGAATTGATTTGTACGAGCATACAGTCTCCTGACGATACTTTGCGGCACACTGCCCCGTGCCATAGTCAATGATGTTGCACAGTATCAGCACGATCATTGGCACATAAAGCAGTCCGAGCCAGCTTGACAGCGCTGCGCCAATGGCTATAAACCATCTTTTAATATTATCCATGATGATCTCCTTTCTTATTCCAGTCCTTTGTCCGATATCCAGCCGCCTAAAGCAGGCACATATGACCAGCCTGTGGCGACGCTAAGTACCTGCCCACCCTTGACCTGGGCTATCACAGCGGCATCGGCAGAGGGAAGCTTTCTGACATTCCAGGTGCCTTTCTTAACAGTTACCTTCTTGCCGATGCCAATAGCAGATGATGTGCCGGGCTTTGTGGCGGTTGTGCTGTCAATGGTGATCGTGGGAGCCTTGTCCAGATAAGTGAGATAAGGGCACTTGCCCCACCACTTCCAAGGTCTGAGTGCGAGCTTTGTCTTAACAACGCCGTATTCATGACCCCTCGCTTCAATGACTTCACCACCGCCGATATAAACTCCCACGTGACCCGACATAAAGACCAGTACACCGGGTGTGTCAGGCATGGTTGAGATAGCACCACGTTCCCTGCAATTTGCCCGCATCATATTTGCGGACACGTCCTGAGCACTGTTGTATTTGGGTGTCGAGGTAGCTGTATCAGACCACAAGTAGCCCTTAATCAGGCCCACGCAGTCATGTACACGCTTGCCATACTGCGACGGAAAATTGTCGTAAGCTGTGCCCTCCCACTTGTAATACACGGGCCACTGCTTTTTCTTGGCAACATAGAGTGCTTCGTTCGCTGTCTGCCCGAATGTGCCGTACCAGTACGGCTTGCCAAGCTGTGCCTTGGCATATTCGACAAGTCCGTAATTTGTTTTTGTAGCCATTTTCATTCCTCCTCAGATTTCCTAACCACAGGAATATCAAATTTTTTCAATTTCTCTTCCAGCTCGTTAATTTCGTCTCTTACCGCCTGCCGCTTGGTGTTTAATTCGGTAATGTCATACGGTGCAGGCAGCCCCATCAGCGCATATTCATAGCACTTGGCTATTTTCCAGTCCCCAATAGGACTGGCGCTATCCGACAGTTGCCAGCGGCAGTCAGCAATTTTCTGCTGGATTTCATTGTATGCATTCATTTGTTGTACCTCCATTTACCCGATACAGAAACTGGGGTACACGGCAAGCGCAACCCCAGCCCCGTTGCGCGTTGCATTACCATTGCTAGTCATAGCCACGAAGTCGTTTTCCCCGGCAACTGCGTTTAGCCAGTACCAGTTACGGTTACAAATATATTTTGATGCGATTCTAAACAACGGAAATTGCCTATAATTTACGCCTGCATCATATTTGTTCCCCCACAGATTACTGCCATACACTTCTGGTTCGGACATCAGATTGATTTTTACATCAGCCCACGCCCAGCCACTTGCCTGATTTCCGGTTACATTATTGCTCAGGATTTCACGATGTGACAACAGGTGATTATTTAATTTCGCTGAAAAATGTGTATCATATACCGATAATACCGATGCAAACATGAAACTGCCAACATATCCGCCAGTAGTTGTATTTGTGCTGTTCATTCGGTTGGTTCCAATATTCTCATCAGGCACAATAATAGCATGATGCTGTGTAAACGCGGTATCGCCTGTATTCAGGTATGTATCCAGTCCCGCAATACGGAATTTGGTATTGTATGTGACAGTCTGGGTCGATTCAACCAGCGATTTTGTGCCGTCATCACCGGTCTGTTCCACAAAACAGGGAACATTTTCAATGCTTCCCGACAACGTGAAATAGTCACCGATATAGATATCAGAAAACGAGCCGTCAGCAATCATAGCGCATATGTCGTCAATGGTGTATCCTTTGGCGAATAAATCATCGCCACGAAAGATATTATTATGATTTTCTGCAATGCTGGTAATCCACTCTGTCTCGTCTTCAGCAGGAAAATCAGGTTCGCCGTTGACGTAACGTTTAACGTCCTTTTCGTAGTTTTGAGCGATTTCAGCCGCAGTCAACGCTCTGCTGTACGCCGCCAAACGATAGAAATTATATGCGCCTACCGCATAATTGGTATCACCTGCGCCCAAACAGCCCAGATAGGTATTTTTGGTCGATTTCTTGTAATCGGACAATGTTTTTGTTCCGACCAGTGCGCCGTTCACATAGAAATTAAACGCCTGTCCGTCATAGGTTATAGCCAAACCATATGGTGTGTTCTGACTGAATGCTGTGGCGATATTCAGGTAATTGCCCGATGATTCAGAACGTATGGACGCATTCAACTGACCGTTTTCGGTGTAAATGCCAAAACCAGCCTTGTCAAAACAACTGATAATATCGTTCTCACCCGTAGTTCCGCCTGTTATTTCAACGAACAGTTCTACGGTAAAATGGTCATAATCAATCATGTCAGGTATCTTCATCGCTGTTGCAATACCTGTCTGTTTGATGTAGTGGTTAGATGCTATCAGTCCGGAACCGCTACCGTCTGTGTATCGGCTCATAGTCTGACTGTTCACCATATCGACCCATGTGTTGCCGTTTGTGGCATGTTTGGGCGGAAAATTATAAACGCCGTCATAGAACATCTTTGCCCCGGGGGCATATCCCAGTGACGTGGGGATTATGTCAACAGTTTCACCACCCCCTTTCTGTGCCACCTTAAAACGGTTGCTGTCGCTGTACTGACCAACGACTGTGACAGTGCCATTTCCATTCAGGTACAGCATAGTGCCGCCGCAGTTGGCAATAACAAAACTGCTGTCCTTAGCGACAGTCACTACACCGTCAGCACCCTCCACACAATCGTCATTAACAGTCGATACCTGTATCGCACTGCTGCTATCGTTCCTGATACCGTAGAACGGATAACGGCGGTCAAACTCGACAACGGTCAGACCGCTGACATTTACGGTTGTTTCCTGGGTTGTTATCATATAAATTCCTCCCTTTTAGATTTTAGGTTTTAAAAGTCTCATAAAACACTTTTTCTGCCCTGCACAGCTCCGCTGCTATGGACGGGTAAAGTGATGCTGTGCTTGGCGCAGCGTATCCATAGCCATTAGATACCACATTGTTGCCAACCGCATATATGGTGCTTGATGTACTGTTAGTCTGCTCATCGGTGCCCGTCTGTTCATCGGTTGCGGAATCATAATACGTATATTTATACTTATACGTCAGGCTAAGTCCAATCTCATTAGCCCCGTATTGTCTCGGCTGTGCGGTTGCGCTGGCTTCAACCAATTCCCATTCTGACAAATTCACCTTGTGGATTATGCCGGATTCGGTGTCATACACATACGCCCATTGATTCCAGAACATAGTAAACGTAGAATACGCCCCATAAAATGGGACATTGTTTTTTGAAACGACCTTGCACAGCATTCCATAATTATACCGTACATTTATGTTATATTGCGCATAGGTGGTGTTGCCGCTTTCTATATAGCCCAACGTATTATCAGCGTGAACTTTAACGTCCGTTCTATAATCCCCATAGCTCAGACTGCACGCAGTAGGCAGCGCCGCCAGCTGTTCCAATGTCAGAAAACCGCTGCTCTGCGGCACATCAACCGTTACAGGCTCAAACCCCACATACCCCTCAGCCTTTTCAGCGTCGGAAACATTGTATGTGCCGTTTTCCGTTATAGTTATGGGCTTGACCTTGCCGCCCTCACCCCCGGACATCATGATCTCCGCCGCCTCAGCTGCTGTCATCGCTGCCCACCTCCTCAATGACTTCCTTGAAATTATGCCTCTCACTTCCGCTCCCCTCGGCGGTCCATACCTGGCGATAATTACCGTATGTGGCAATGACCTTGTTGTCTGATATCTTTTCCACCTTGTCGGGGATACGGTCGGTCAGGACCATTTCCGACAGCCCGAAGCCGCCTTTCCTGACAGCTTTTATCAGCTTGTATGCCTTGCCCATGTCACTCCTCCTCAAAGATTATCCCGTCGGACGTTATGCGGCTGTTGCCGTAGCGTCCGCCCTCAGTGACCTTGCCGTTTACTGTGCGGGCGAGACGTCCCCTGCGGGATATCTCTCCGCCCGAAGGCGCAGATGTGGTCAGACTGCCCATAATGCCGCCCGATGACAGCTTTGCCGTTACTGACATTATGCGGTAGCTGCGGCGCGGGAACTGCCCGAAGGTCACATCACAGCCGGGGAACGGTATAAACGTCAGAACGCAGTCGGAACAGCTCACAGCGTCATATGCCTTGCCCTCCGCATTGTCCCAGATGTCCGCCGCAGTGTCGTCCGTGGCAAGCTCTGAGGATATCTGCAAGGTGTCATAATCATACAGCGTGCTGCCCCTCTCATAGACTGTGCTGCCGTTTGTTACCCGCACACCCTGCGCCGTGTATTCATCGCCTATTGCCAGCGCCGAATGTTCCGCAGCGGTCATATCTCCCGATGCAGTGCCGTAGGCTCGGAACGCCAGCTCATT